CAGCGCCTTCCTTGAACCAGAAATATAATATGCTTCAAGAGTATCAGGCACATCAGAAACACTTATTGCGGAAGCCAATGTTCCAGAGTGCCTTCCAACATCATCCAGTGTAAAGATATATGAATATTCTGTATTGTTTGTATTAGTTGCGTCCGGATCGGTAACTGGTCCAAGTTCAACATTTCCATGTTGTCCGCCTGGTAGCCCCCTTACGAGATCCAAATATTGTCTATCAAATCTTAGATTAGAAATTTGAGTTGTGGTTACTCCAAAATATGCATCAATGGGACTGGATAGATTCCCTGTTTTTGTGTTTGCCCTTAAGCGAGTTGCAGGGAACACGAATGATGCAGAAACAAAATCTGGAGCCATTCCAGCTGCGGAGCCTGCGCTGCCCTCTAGATTGGATTGTGCTAGATTTGCCCCAAGGAATGCAATTGCGTTTGCGTTTTCTCCATCAGCCACCTTAGCTAGAATTTTTGGTCTATCATCAGCAGACCCACTTGAGATAGAAAAACCAACAAATCTTGTTGGACCATAAAAACCAAATGGAAGAGAATCTTTACCATAACCACTTCCCATTTGAATTCTTACGTATTTTGATTGATTTGGAAATTTGCCAAAGACGCGATATCTTCTTTGAACATCGTCCCATTTTGCAAACTGGTCACCAACTCTAGCGGCAATAAAGTTTGGAGAATCTGGGTTTAGGTTAAGATTTGCAAAACTTTCAATAACCTGTGGAACAGCGTCTGAATCTTTTGCACTTCTGAGCATCAAAGTAAAAGATCCCCAAGGATTAGATGGATCATCCGAATATTGAATATCTTCAATAGACACTTTGACATTTTTTTGTGGCCAAGTACCATTTTCAAGAGCAGTAACCTTAAACAGTCTTTCTGCATCTGCTTGGTTTGCAGGCTGGAATGTTGATGCATCGCCTTTATCTTGTGATATGATCCATTGTGTGGATGCCGGTGTTGCAGATACAAGATTGTCAGCATAGCCTAAATCAGTAGTAGCGTTGTTTAGGCCCATGATAATACCGTAAACTGTACCGGCAGTGCTTCCACTACTAAGAACTTGAGAAACATCGGTTTCATAAGTTTCTCCAAGAAAATAATTCTTTTGAGAACCAGAAGTATATAATCTATCTGTTAGTCTTGTTGGATCCGTGTTCATTACCTTTCTCATGAACTTTCCACTCGTTGGGCTAAAATCAATAATTTTGTTTTCTACAACAGAACTATCGGTCGTGTTCACAATTTGAACATTAAACTGTGGATTTCCGTCTGCTCCAGCAATATTTTCAATAAAGATAGAAGAACCAGTAACAGTATCAGAGCCGCTTGCGTTAACTCCCTTTAATACTGGCGCATAACCAGATTCGGCATAGATAACAGCAGCCAAAGTACCCGTGGCTTCAAGACCTCCCTCAGAGCCAGAGTCAATAACGAAAAGACCAAACGATCCTCCATTAGTAGTTGTTGAGTTTCCACCAACTTGCCAACCAGCCGCGCCAGCAGCAGAAGTTGCACCAGCATTTGCATTTGCTTGTCCGGCAAGCCTAATGTATGTTAAAGGCGTTGAGTTGCTCAACCATGCTTGAGCGGCGTACATGCCGTATGTAGGCGCAAGATTTTCGCCTCCGTCGCGCCAAACATCAGCACCTTGCCCACCAGGAGATGGCTCTCCAAATATTTGAACATATTCGGAATAGTTTTGAACTTTGACAGGTCTTAAAGACGGACCTCTTTGCGCTCTTCCGATGATTACTGGACCAACAACTTGTGGTTCATCTGGTACTTGTGATTGATCGAGTTCTCGTAGTTGAACTCCTGGGGATACAAATCTGTATTTACTGGATGCCATTTATTTTTCTTCTCCTTGGTGAAATAATAATAATCTCTTATAAATAGTGTGTTTGACGCCAAAAAGACAAACCATTATGACCTGTACTTACCATCTGGCCAATCTGGTTCATCTCCAACGATTGTTCTTTCTCGGGGTATCTTTATTTCTACTGCATTTTCTCTTTTTACAATATTTGGTCTTTCTTGTTGAGTATCGGCCCCAATCAAATATCCAAGAACATTTAACGTGATCTCCGTCTCGTATATTCGTGCTTCAGTTCCTAAATTGGTAATATCGTTGTTGGTCGAAAAGTTTGGCTGAATAAATCCCTCGTACATATGACCATCTCTTTTTAAAATCAAATAGTTGATAGCATTTGTAAAAACGGCAAAAGGTTGAATAATCTCATTCATCTGTTGTTGATATTCAGTCCTTATTCTTATTGTGTAGTTTACATTAACATAAACCGGCATTGGAACAGTTATGGTCTCATAAACAATCTTTTTCTCAGATGCTTTTCTTCTGTCGGGAAAGTTTATTTGTTGTGTTCCCTGGTATCCTGCATTACCAACAATGTTTGCTTTTTTTCTATACGTGTTTGCGTTAAGAAAGTTTGCAGTTTTGTCTTGTTTTATTTTTCTTGCAATTGTTATTGATCCGCCTTTTGCGTCATTAACGGGAATAATATTGCCATAAAAAACACCTTTATCGGTTGGGCTTTTTTCAAAACTATTTCTTTGGATGGTCATCATTGGAAATATCAATGCGCCATCTTTATCTCTCAAGTCTTTGTTGTTTTTTATTTGAAACGATCTTTCATTAGCAACCCATACAATAGGGACTTTTTTATTGCCTTTATTTGAGGCAGCAAAAATATTTAATTCATTATTTACCCATTCGTATACTGAATAGTCTATTGTTTCTAGGGTCGAGGGGGTAAAGCCCATTATCTGCTCTTTTATTTTATTATCGTCTTTCATTATTATCTCCCATCAAATAGTCCTTGGCGAGCACGTGAACATTTTGCGGTTATCTCTAATTGGTGCTCTGCTTGACCAAATAACCTCTTTGGTTCAGATAATGTCATGATTTCATAATAATCATCGTTATATAAAATAAAATCACCCTCCCTGACAAACACATCTTGATCTTCAGTGAGTCTTCTTTTGTGAAAGTGGCAAGTTAGACTATAGATCCTATCTAGGCCATAATTTGTTGTGGTTGTTTCGGTTCCTTGCCAATCGATCAAAACATAAACTCTTACAGGTGGTAAAAAGTTTTTTTCTATTGCTTCACCATATAAGGGGTGAAAGTCTGAATGTTCTACGCTGATTGGGTAGTATAAAATTGTTTGTCCAATAACTCTTTCTATAAGTTCGTCATTAACTTGCTTTACTAAATCTCTTTCTTTTTTTCCAAAAAATAGAGGTGGTGGAGGGCTATCAGGTCTATTCCATTTATTATCATCAGACATCTAAAAATCCCCCTTATCCTGTGAAAATGTAGCTAGGAATGTTTACCTGAATAGACTTGGCATCGTCTGCCATTTTTGCATCCTTCTCCACAAGAGAAGAGTAGGTAAGGTTGTCTAACAATTCTTTAAGCTCCGCTTTCAATGAATCTTTTTCTGCTTGCGCTTGGGATGCAAGTTCGGAAGCATTCAGGACAACTTGGTCTCCCGGCAACGGAACTGCACCAAACTTACCTCTAACCTGCGAAAGCATTCCTTTTGTAAGTGCTAGTGCGTATTTTCTAATCCATTGTTTACCCATGCTATTTATATTTTCATATGGAATATTTGCAAATGGAAGAGTATTGTAATTGTTTATTCCATCTACTCCATCTTTCCTTGTTGGATCTTCATCCCAGCCGTCTTTTGGTATTGCGAACTGGAACCACATTTTTTCTGGATATACGCCAAAATCTGTTGGCGATGGAGAAGGGTAGATTCTTATTCTGTTATCCTTAATTTCATAAGAATAAAAGGATGCCCTTGTATATAAACTGTCTTCAAAGGCCATAGCTTGTGATTTATTTTGCCATGTTGGGACAAGTTCAAATGTTGAATCATCTGAATATTGACCATATGTGTTTAAGTTTCCAACCACATTTAAACCACCGTAATATCCGTAAAACCTCCACATACTTACAGGGGATTTATAATATACTCTTGTGATATCGATTCTTTTATTATTCACACTTCCTGTAAAAGCAGCGCCAAAATCAGAACTACCGTTCACTGATGCTGTTTGAACAATTGCTTGTAAATCGTACTCTTGAACGCTTGCCTTTAAATCGAAAGATGCAGAATAAATCCTAATATTTCCCATTGCAGCGGCCCCAGCAAGACCATCGGAGATTTTTTTTGCATATGTAAAATTAAATTTAGGAAACTTAAGCGCGACGTGTCCACCATTTAAACTGGACGAAAGTTCTCCTGACTCAAGCTCGCCTTTATGATCAAAAGTTCCTGTTGTCGCTCCAAGGAAATCAGACAACGAGTTCATTGCCTGGTGATTATTGAGTATATAAGAATACTCTAAAACAGCCATCTCA